ACAACTGTTTGACAAGCTTTATACACGTCCTCTGGAACTCTTAAAATTCCTATATGTTTAAATTTAATTGGTTCTGATAGTTTAAGAAGTTTTTCATATCCTTCTATAAATTTTTCTGGATCTGGGCAATCAGCTTTTCGAAGATAAATATTTAATTCAAATCTATAATCATCAAGAGTCTTTTTCATCGAACCTCACTAAATCTTAAATCTGGATTAATTTTATAAATCTTTTTTGGATCAACTTGACAATCTTTATTTTTTGTATTTGATATTTGAACAAGTCCTGTATCTGGATCTCTAATAAGTTGAACTACAAAATCACTTGATTCAAAGATAGCATTTGATCCTTTTGGCATTAAAATTGTATTTTCATCTACTTTACCATTTTGATTAAATTGAGCTTTTCCTACTTGAGAACATATAACTCCTGTCTTATCTAAACCTGATAAAGTGAATGATTTAATTGCTCCTGTTAAAGCTGTTAATCTTGAATATTCATCTGGACAAGATTTCCACGGAGTATTCTGTATATAATCTAAACAAATTAAATCATATTTATTTGGTAGATCTGTATCTGATAGTAGTTCTTCTAAATTTTCTCTAAATACATTTCTATAATCTACATTATCATCTAATTGATTAACTAGTTTTTCAAGAATTTCTTGACATAGTGGTGAATTTAATTGTTTAATTACAGTAGCGTCATCACCTCTAATACCTAATTCATGCTTAAGAATACGTATCGTATACTGATAGATCGACATCTCAGATGATAGAAGTAAAATCTTTTTATGTTCACTCATTGATTTGAGCATAACGTGCATAGTCATAAGAGATTTACCAGCTCCTGGTGATCCTAGTAAAAGATTTAATCTACCTAGTTGAAAGTTAAATCCATAAACTGGCATAAGATGAATTGTCTGCTCTCCAGATTTAATTTTATTTATAGCCTTTTTAAATTGATCACGCATCTTAATCTCCAGTTATCATCATATTAGCAAAAGCAAGAATACAAGATATAGCTCCAAGTGAATCAGTAGTATAATCTTCATCTAATTCATCATTTGTTATTTCTGTATCAGGATGAATAATAGTATCAATTAAAGGTAATCCTATATTATAATGAAATGCATCAGCTAAAGTACATAATTGTTCAGTAGTTATATCAGGAATTGGATCAATAATATATAATGTTCTCTCTGATGTATCTAGTTGGAATTCAACATTTCGTTCATCTTGTAGTCTGATTGTAAATAACATATTACCTTCCTAAAGCTATTAATCTATCTAAATAACCTGGTCTATAAAATTTCTGAAGGTGTCTATCGTCCTTCTTTGCGAACCATTCAGTTCTTTCAAAAACATCTCTTATTATATCTTTATCTGTTGTATCAAAATAGTAGCATATTTTTCGGACTAGTGCTAAATCATTTGCTGAATTATCTACATCAAAAGGATCCGCTTCAAGAATTTCTTTTAATCGAACATCAGTCTTAGCAAAATTTATTATGTTTGTTTCAGGTCTAACAAATTTATAATTTCTTTTTTGTTTATTCTTTTCATGTTTTAATCTTTCACGTTCGTAAGCTTCAGCTTTTAATCTCTCTTGCTCATCAGATAATTCAATTAATTTATCAAATATAGCTACATTACATTCTTTTAATTCTGTATCAACTATTGTCTCTAACATTGGACTAACTATATGTCTAACCCTACACCAAACTTCTAGTTGTTGACCAGTAAAATCCATAAATCTTGTTTCGAAATCTTCAGTAGTTTTCTTTATTATAAATATATGAGCTCCAGCTCCAGAGGAGCTTAATTCAATTAATGATGGTGTATCTGCTGTTTGTTTTATCCATTTATAGACTGGATGAGAAAAATCACAATGATCACAATCAATACAATAAATTGAATATCCTGTTGTACCAATAGGTCCAAGTTTGATTGATATTGTATATCCATTTTGACGTGCTGCTTTAAATTTATAATAAGGTATATGAGCAGCTCCATCAATAGTAGAATATTTACCATCTGCATCAACTGGTCGTTTATCCTTTGAGAGTATAAATAAATCAGTACATTGTTTTAACTTAACCATTTTAAGGTAACCTTCCTTTTCTCTGATAAGCCTCTGTTCTAAATTGATTTATATTGTTTATATATTTAAATATTTTATTTAGAAATGGTATTTCTGTATGATCATGAATTGTATGTTCTGGATGTAAACAATCAAATTCTAATACTTTAGCTAGATCTTTAAGAGGTACATTATATTTAGTTAACATTCTTAGTAGTACTAAGTTACTTGGGAAATAAAAAGTTAATCCATGTTCTTTATACACATCCTTTATGAATTCATAAACCTGATATAAATTAGTTAATTTATGATCTGCTAGAATTTTTTCTGCTGTAACTATTCCTACCTTTGGTACTCCTGGAATATTATCTATCCTATCACCAAGCAGAAATTGTTTAGCTAGTTCGTGCATACTAGATTCTACTGTTGTTTCAATTAGTTTAATTCCATTTTTCTTCTTTGATTTAATTGTTAGTTTTGGTATCTGTAGAAAATCTTTATCACAAGATATAATCATTACTTTATTTCGTTCATCTTCAACTAAGTTTGAAGCAATTATTGATATTAAATCATCACATTCAAATACCATCGAAGCTACTATATTTACGTGAAATGCTTGTAATATTTTAAGACATTCATTTTTAAACTCTAACCAATTTTTAGCATAAGCATTTATTCTTTGTGCTTTATAATAAGGAAATAAAACAGTTCTAAATCCACGATTAAGAGATATACAGAAATAGAATTTAGGATCAACTCTATTAAACTCTTTATAGTATCTACGAGCTTCTCTTATTTCTCTATCTTTTATTTTTAACATTGTTTGGACTGCAATATGTGGAGCTAGTTTTGTAGCAAACATTGCTCTTAATAATATATCACCGTCGTAAAGTATATGTATCATATTAATATTATTCCCAGTTAATTAAATTTTGAAACATTTATTTTTGTTTTCCTTCAACTTTTGGTACTAATCTTATATTAAATATTTTTGTTGTAGGCATCATAGAGATTTTTGTCCAATCTGAATAAGATACTGGATAGCGTAAAGTTTTTGTGTATAAATACCACCAATTATCAGGATTATCTTGATTAGTACGAACAGGTAAATCAGAGGATGTTGGAACATCACTTGATGATTCAGTCGAAATAGAATTACCATCAATTAGATTTATTTTTCCTTCAAATACAATCTCAGTATCCTGCATTGTAGATCCACCATTATCAGGTTCAAGATCAGAACCAATGTATATAAAGTTCTCATAAGATAAAACACCAGTAGAAGTATCTATAGGTTCATATTCTCCAGAATCTTCAACTTTCCTATATCTATAAAGTATTTTATTATCAATTAAATAACTTCCATATTGACCACATATAATTCCTGAGTTTGTATGACAACCTGATACAACTTTATTGTTTATAATATGTAACATCATACAAGCACGTTGAGTAGAATTAATAACTAATGTATTTAAATCTTTACTATAATTTACATCTTCACGTAGATATTGAGATGTTATATCTTCATAAGCACTTAATTGATTAAATTTAAAATAAGTTCGTATTTTCATTAACCAAGTATTAAGAGAAACATAAGCGCCAATTAAAGTAATTGCTTCTTTATCAACTATTCCACAAGTAAATTTATCAATTGATCCAACACCAAGCATTGGTAATGTATGTTGATATTCTTGTGTTACTGATAAATCAGATGAATCTATCCAATAGATTGAGGAAGTATTATAATTAACTAAATAAAACATAGTTGCAGTTGGTTGACCTGCAAAATAAGAACCAACAACTCGACTATCCTCACTCCAAAGTACTGTTGATTCATTTGTATCTACTGTATCCCATAGATAAGGAGCAGATCCAATAATATTTAATCTAGTTGATAAATATAAAGTATTACCAGCAATATATAAATCACGAATATAGTTTGTATCTTGTTTTAAAGTTACTGTTGTATAACCAGATAAAGTTACAGTAAATGTAGTACCAAAGGTATTTGGCATTGGTGTAGTATAATTAATATTATAGAATGTCTCACCAATATAACATCTAAATTCACCAAGAGGTACTACCCATGTTGATCCTACTTGAATCTCAAGTTGTTTACTATCATTTATACGTCCTGTAAATTCAATTGTAGATTTTGGTGTTTTATTATTTAAAAATTCATATGTAGATTCAGTTTCATTAAAACCTGCTATACCCTGAAATCCACCAACATATTTCTCTTTTTGTGCTGCTAGATCAGTAATTAAAAATCCTTCAGATGTCTTATAAGCAATTTTATCATTAATTTTATATATAAATTCAGTAATTGGAGAAAAAGATTTTATATCAACAGAATTATTGTTTTTATCAAAAACAACTTGTTGTTCTAAGTTATATGTTGATGCGAATCCTGCTTCATCAATATAATAGTTTTGACCATGTATAATTGGTATACCTGTTTTCTCTTGAAACTCTGGATTAATTCTTGTATCATTACTAAATAACATTTTTATATACGTCCTTTTTATTTACTTTGATTAAATACATCTGCATATGTATTATAGTCTAATTTATAATTTTTATAGAATTGTTCATCTGTCATCTCAGATTCAGAATGGTTTGTAAATTTAATTTCTTCTCCTTCTCTATCTAATACTGAACATTCATCTAAATGAAATTCACCTTTAAAATTTTGAGTTATTGTTGAAGATGAATTGTTGACTCCTAATCCAATTATAGATGATGTTGTATAAGATCCTGTATATGTGTAAGTTGCTGTTTCTGAATCATTTACAAAGAATTCAACTTTATTATCTGAAGTAATAATTTTAAATTTATATTTTGTACTAGGTTCAACTGTTGTTACTGTGTTACCTGATGTAGTGTAAAATCTTAATAAACCTGACTCATTAATAAATAAACCTGAAGCTATTCCATTTGCTATATATTGAACTCCATCTTTAACATTACTTGGAGTAGTAAAAGATAATACAAAAGTTGTTTTATCTGCTATTGAAGATCCACGATTGATAGTTAAATAATTTGATGTGGTTATATCTGATACTGTACAATCATCTGATATTGTAGGAGTACCTACTGTTGTTATTATAGATGTATTAATTGATATTGAATCATATATTGAATTCTTTTCAATTTCATCTGCTAATAAAGAACTATCAAACTTATTCTCAACATCTAGTTCATTAAACCAAGCTCGATTAATATAATAATCTTTTTGTTTTGCAAGTGCTAATCTAGTGGCTAATCCTTGAGGATCATTATCTGGAATATCATCTAATCCTGGAACAAAATCTAGATCTAAAATTTCTGTTCCTGCTCTTCTATTTTTAAATACTAATTCATGATATAGTGCTTTACCCTGCCAGTTGATACCATTAGTTGCATAATCTCCATCTTCTGCTTTTTCACCTCTAATTGGCTGCCATATTTGTTGTGGACTCTCTAATTTACCACGTGTATAAGTACAACCAAGATAGAATACTCTACAACATACTCCTAAATCATCACCCTGTTCATTGGACGGGTCTAACCTTTGTGAGTTACATAACTTTAATTCACATAAAACATCAAGTTTTGAGGTTTGATTAGGTAGGTTTTGATACATAATACCATAAGTTGGAGGTGTATTAAATTCAACGCTGTTTAAATATTTTGAATTATTACATCCAATATTAGAACTAAAAGTACCATCAAATCCATTACCAAGATAATATAAAACTATACCTGGTACCTGGTTGACTACTGTTTGAGTATTATTTAATAAATCTTCATCTGTAGTTGTATTCCAATCGAATACATTAGCTACTTGAGACTCAGTTACAAGAGCGTCTTGAATATTAGAAGATATACTATAATTAATACCCTGTTCAATTCGATCACTGCGTTCACCTAGTTGATGTTGCTTAGTATCAAGAGTAATCATATTATATTTGTTATAAAGATCAATTGAATTTATAAATTCATGATGATCTGAAGTAAAATCACTAGTAATAAAATCAAATTTAGTATTCCACATTGGAGCTGAACTAGCATATACTGGTAATGATTGATTATTAGAAAGATTCCTATCTATCTTTTTCTCTATTGTATCACCAAGTAGTAGTTTAATAAGTGGTCGAATACAATTTGTATCACAATATTTATGAGAATTAATTAGATCTGACTCTAATCTTTTTTCAGATTTAAGTGATTCTTCATATGCATTCACTTTATCTACTATTAAATTTGCTCTTGTTTGTAGTTCTAAATAATTCATATCTTTATATACGTCTCCTATAATTCAAGATTAAGTTCATTTAATTTTGATATATCACCAAGATCATTAATATCTACATTTGAAGCTATTAATAGATTAGTGCAATAAGATTCACTACATGGTGTTGTACTAAATCTAATATTAAATCTAGGGAAACTACAATCAAAATTCCAAGCTATTCCCTGTTCGTCAAACATCTTCTTTTGATCTTCTATAATTAAATATATATTAACATCAGTAGGTGGTTGAGTATCCTCACTAGCTTGAGTTAGTATTTGTGCCCTAATCCAATGTTCATTACACCATTGACCTGATTTAGCTACTGATACAATAGTTAAATTAGCACAATATGTATTAATATTAAACTCAGCTTCAACTCCACAACTATCAGGAGTACTAGCAGTACAAGAAGAGTTATTGCCTGTTGTTGACCAACGATAATAATCTGGACCTAATTGATCAATATAAACTTGCCAATCTCCACGAATATTTGAATCTTGAACTTTAACTGATTTTACATATGGTGTTCCAGAAAAACTTGTTGTAATTCCATTATTACAAGAATAACAACATACTGATTTATTTTGATATGAATATATTTTAGTAGTTGAATCATCTAATAGTTGATCATTAGAACTAGAAGGTGAACTTGGATTAAACCAGGCTCTGTTAGTTATAAAACAACTATTTACTTCTTGTGAGCATTCAACTATACCATCACTTGTTATATTAGTATATGTTATTGTACCAGTTACACAACCACCATTAGATCCATTATCTGCTTCAGGATTATCACCAGTACCATAATTATTACCAGATCCATTACCATTTGGAGTAAGTTTAAATGTGTATGACCAATCAGATCCAACAATATGATTTTTAAAGTTGTGCATTACAAATTCATACCATCCATCTCTAAATTGATAATTTATACATTTAGATTTATCAAGATCATATGACTGCATATCAACATCAACTGGAACTACCAACGTTTGATAAGGTGTATATCCTTTACCAAATATATTACATGGATCTACAGATGTTCTATTACATAACATAGATTGACAACTATCGTGAGATGCACAGCTTTCAACACTTGGTGACCAATGTTGTGCATAAGAAATAGGAACAAGTCTATAATCATCTCCTTCACGTGTAATTTCTGATCGTTGAAGATATGAGAATACATAGTTACCTATTACATCATTATTTATTAATTCAATTGGTTCATCTTCATGAATTAAATTATGCCTTAACCATGATCCACCTTTACCAGCCGTAGGCGCAACTAAATTTGATAACCATAATCCTGGTTTACTTGTTTCAACTGCTGCATTTTTTGCTATTTGAGATTCCATAGGAACTACAATTGAATCTGATCCTAGTCGTCTTGATGAATTTAATAAATCAATTTTACCTAAGAATGGAGTATCCCAACCTGTAGAAGTATTTTGACCTATATAACAACCACGATCATTTGCATTTGGATTAGCTTGTGCTATTTCATTAGTTGAAAATATATAATTAGTTGTAGTGAAGTTATCTGTTGAGTATTCATATGTTCTGTTAATGTTACTAGATACTGTTATTCTAATCCAATATGTTGTATTTGCAGTTACACTAGCACCAGTGATTGTTTTATTTTGAGACCAAGAATAACATTCAAATTTTCCATCTCTAATCTCTAATCCAATCATTGGTTCACCATGAATAATTGATTGACCAGTAGTTATATCAGATGAAGTTTGGAATTTTAAAATGATTTGAGTACCAGTAGTCCATTTTGATATTGTCATATCAGTTTTAATATAGTTATTTGTACCAAAACCAGATACCCAATGTGAATTAAAATTAAGAGTTCCAATAGTTGTTAAATAATCTGCTAATTGATATTCATCTACTGGTAGATTAATTGTATCAAATGATTTAGTCATCTTTGTAAACAAAGGTAGACCATCAATAAGTGTAGTCATATATGTTTGACCATCACTAGCAAATCTATTAATAGAAATCTTATCAAGACCTTTTGTAAAATATTTACGTGACCAAATTCTTAATTTATCCATATCAGGATATGGAACTAGCTCAGAACCAGGCTCTTGTATTACAGTACCATCCTTTACGTTTGTTGCTTCAGCTTTTTTTACAAGTTCTAATATTTTATCTAGTTTAATTTTTGTTATACGTTGATTAGATTTTCGTCTCATAAATTATATTACCCAAATTGTTGAATCTTTACTATCAAATATAGAAGGATTTCTATATGTTATTTTATCATTTGTTAATGTTGGATCTAAATATGCATTAACTACATAAGGATTTACTACCGCGGCTTGAGCTAAACTTATTTTTGATAACTCTATACCCTGAGTTGGTTTAGTTGATTCATTATATATTGTTGATGCATATTCAAAATTTACAATATTGTTAGTTCTTGGATCTTGATATGAATCTTTACCTGTAGTATACATTATATCATTACATTGAGAATAATAGAATAAAGTTGAACTACCTACATACTGACCTGCTAACCTTTGAAAATCAGAGTAAACTCCTGAAAGATTTCCTTTATATACATCTGGATAAGTATCAACGTTTGATTGAAGAATCCTAGTTATAACTGTTGTTTCTGGGAAGTTACAACTTGGAGCTGTGTTTTCATCTACTGCATTAAAATATTGTTTATCATTATATTCTAATACTGAATGATATTGATCCATTAAGAAATAAACATCTATATTATCATTTAGATTATATTTATAAACTGGATCTTCACCTTCTTTTGATAAAACATCATATCTATATCCTGGACCATCTTCAAATTCAATTGAATCTTCAAGATAAGTTCCACAAGTATGAATTGTAGATCCTGTTCTTATTAATATACCATGAATCAAATCCTTAATATTTTCAGCTGCTTCCATCGTTAGAAGTCTATTTGTATCTTGTTCAAGAACTTCTCGTAATAATATATTAGCTGGAAGCTCTCTTGTCATATCAACTTCATATGGATTATCCCAATCTAGTTTTTGATATACTGGTACTTTACCATTTACGTAATCATTTAAGAAATTAATACATCTTTCATATTCAGATTGGTTTATTGATCCATCATTATTTATAATTGTAAAAGGTTTAACTGACATCTAATTTTCCTCATCTAGGATTTTAACAAAGTTTATGCATGCATTATATACACGTCTACAAAATATATCTGAGTTTATCATTCGATTAAATAATTCTTCTATTAATTCATCATCAGTCATAATTAAATATCCTTATAATTCATCCATTTTATATTGTTTTTATCACAATAATCTGCATAGCTTGTCTTAGAACCTTTATTAATTTTAATGTTAGGATTCTGAAATACCATTATAATTTCATACTCAGGATGTTGATCAACAAGTAACTTCATTTTCTTTCGGTCACTTGCAGTCCATCTTCCTTTTAATTCATAAATTAATTTACCTCGAACAAAGTCTGGTGTATATTTATGTTTTGATTCTGGTATTGTATAATCAATTTTTATAGGTTCATATTTAAATCCTAAATATTCTAAATGTTTTGATAATCGTTCTTCAAATTTACTTCGAAATTTTGAATTTTTCTTCTTTGTCATCACCTAACCTAATAATTAATCTGTTATCACTTTTTTCATCATCATCAAGTTGAGAAAATTTAATTACAATCTGTAATAGTTTATCAACCTGTTTTAATATATCTGTGTCACCATCTGACATTAAAGTATCTACTTGTTTTAATAGATTAGATCTAATACGTTGAAACTTTACTGTTAACATTGCTGCTACAAGTTTACAATATTCTTTATCTTTGAATAACTCATCTAGAAATTTAATTACTTTTATTGGTGTTAGATTTCTATATTTATTTCCAACATATTCTTGTAAATCTATTCCATCAATATCGTGACTAGCTAAATCAAGTAATTCTTTTTCACTTAGATCTAATGCCATTTATTATCTCCGTCATTTTTATTATTAATTTGTTTATTTCCTTCTCTCTAAATATAAAACGTAGAAATTTATATACACCTGGATCACTAAATCCTATTTCAACAAATCTTTGTTTACGACAATATATTAAGAAAATATATTTTTCATTCTGGATAGATGTATCATAGTATGCACTATGTAATCTAAATCTATTTACACCAGATGTATATAAAACTTTGGTAATTGCAACCCTTAAAGAACATATGTTATAGAATTCCATATTACAACCTACGTTTAATACTATTAAGATCTATTTGTTGTGTATGAACTTTAGCAGTTGATCTAGTACAAGCGTCATTAATATACATCACTGCTTCACTAGGACTGACTCCAGATAGAACAAGATAAAGAGATGTTAGTATTGGTTGTAGATAATAATCATCACTCAATATATCAGTCTCAGATGTTATAAAATTCTTAATACTTCCTGTTTGAAGATCTTGAAATAATCCTGTTCTTATTACAAAAGCCTTTTTGTCATTTGTATTAATTGTTCCACCTGGATTCATTATTGCTGGACTTCCATCTGATAGATAAGCTACTCTATCTGTTAGTCTTGATGTATATCGTTTACCTGGATCACCTTCTAAATCAACTTCAACAATAAATTGAGGAGTGTTTGATAAAGATAAAAGTAAATTCAGATAACCAATAATCTTTTGTACACATCTGGTTGTTGGTTCTATTGGATAATTTATTCTAACTGCTAACGCTTTATATATATCTACTATACTACTCATTATTACTGCTCCAACATGTTTCTAATTTATTATAAGATTCAATTAAGTTTGTTACCCAACTATCTAGATAAGATTCAAAAGACCATTGCATATCTTTATTAATATTATATATTACTATAACATCAACTATATTCCATTCTGAATTTAATTCAAATCTATATGTTGAGTCTATTCCATCTGCCAATCGATAACAAATTGATTTTAATTCTCCAGCTAGATTTATTTGTTGCTTTAATTTATCAATTAATCCAACTGGTAATCTATCAAATAATTGAGTATTTTCAGCCAAAATTAAACTCCTTCTTGTGGTGGTACATCAGTCATAGCTGTTTCATCTACAGTAGCTTCTTCATCAACTAAATCTTGCATTAATAGTTTAAATAATGATTGTGCTCCTCTTGGTGATAGTCCTAAAGTTTCAGAAAGAACTGCTGTCATAATATCTTCAGCTGTAATTTCTTCATCTTCTAAGCCCTGAGCAACTTCACTAATTACCTGTGCGTCTCTTTGCTCTGTTTGAGCTGGTGCTACTTCCGCTCCTTCTTGTGGAACTTGAGCTGCTTCTGGAGCTTGTTCAACTGGAGCTGCTGCTTGAGCTGCTTCTGGTACTGCTGGTGCAGCTGCTTGTGGATTTTCTTCTGGTGGTACGTTCATTGACATTATTTTAATCTCCTATTTAAATTTAAATTGTAAGTTATAAGTAGAATTAAAAAGGTTAGAATTTAAATTAACACCTTCAATATTCTTTGATTTTTTTAGATGTTCTTCAATATGTTCTAAGATAATAAATCCTTTAATACTTGCAAATCCAATACATTCAACAGTATATTGCGAATATATATTTTTTTGAGATAAAAGTTTGAGTAAAGTCCGATAATTGTCTTGACCTTTGTTGAAATGTGGATGTACAAGTGTTATTGTTTTTTCAACATTGTTAATCAATATTCTTTTTGTGTAAGGTTTAATAAATTCTAACCAATTCATCTTTTATTCCCACGGCATTTTATGTTCATCTGCTTTTGTTGATTTTTTTGAAGTTGTTTTTTTCTTTGTTTCTGGTTTTGCTTCAAACATTTTACTGATTGCAGCTTTATGTTCTTCAACTTCTTTTTCTGTTAGTTTTTCAACAATTGCTTCGCCTGTAATAATTGGATTACCTGCGTCTTTTCTTTGATAAACTGGTCCGTGAATTCTTAGGTAATCACCTTTTTTAATATCTTCACCTGGTTTTGCAAAATTAATAAATGATAACCCATTTGATACAACATATCTCTTATCTTCAAAAGTTGCTGTAACAAAGAAAACACCCTTTACAATCAATGGATTGACATTCTTTTTTACTTGTTTTTGTTCTGACATTAGTTTAATCCTCCTTTAAATTGAACATATTTATATTATACCACAAAAATTATAATATATAACAAACTTTATTTATTTTCTTTACATTTTGTAATATACCAATTAATTTTATTACGAAAATAATCTTGAACTTGAATTGGAGTTAACTCTGTTTTCCACGGTAAATATGTTATATCAACTTTACCCTGTTTAATATTATGAGCTAAATCAAATCCATAATGAGTGTAGACTTGAGTTACTGGTATTTTATATTTTATACACATTCTTGCAGCTAATTGACACATAGTTTCAAATTGAATATGAGTTATTGGAAATCTAGAACATTTAGTAGTTAAACTAAAGCAATAGTTGCAACAAGCTGCTATTCCAATTGAACCTGTATTTCCTCTTAATGTATGCGCTGCATATTTTCCATCTGATACATCTTCATTATTCTCTGGTTTATATCTACCACAATAGATATGACCTAAATTATCAATTAAAAAATGATATGCTTTTTTATCTGTGTTATTTGGAGTGTAACTACCTCCAGTATGGTGTAATATTATTCGTTTCATTTTAATAGGTTCCTTTTTGTGCAACAATTTTCAATAGTTTTTATCTTATTAATTCTTGAGTTTGTACTTGGATGAGTTCTAGTTGTAACATTTAACTTATTCGGTGCAGTTAGTTTAATTAGAGCTTCAGGTAAATAATTTTTTTGATTGATTTGTTTAAAATATAAGGTTGCAAATAAATCTGCTTGATATTCCCCATTATTTCTAAATTCTTGTAATTCTTTTAAATCAAAATTCCAAGTCTTTAAAAATTTATCAATAGATTGGTAATGCTTTAATACACGATGACCAACTTCATGCATACCAACTGCTCTTAATTCTTGATATGATAAATAATTTGTTAATCCAGTAGTAAATACTATATTTCCATGATAAGTAGTATATGCTTGAGGAATATAACTATCAATATATCGAACATTACAATTAGTTTTGTATGATTGACATACTAATTCTAATTCTGATCTTAATTGAATCTGTTCATTAAGAGTTATTGCATTACAAGCTAGTGGAATCATCAAAGTTAATATTGTTAATATATTTTTCTTTATCATTTCTTTTTACCTCAGTAATTGAATTAAATAATATTTTTAAATCTCCACAAGTTAATTGTTCAAGCTGCTTAACTGTAAATCTTAAATGAATTGGAATTTTTGAACTATCTGTATAATTTAAATAACTTTGAAATACTTTCGATTTTTTGACGTAAAAATCTTGGGGCTTTGACAATAAAGATATTAGCTTCAAGAATAAAATTAAATCGTTGTTTGTCTCGTTGCATAGTTCTAATATAAATCCTGTATAATTTCCCTGAGTTCCTTCAACTTTAATACTTGGAATTAAACTTCTTATATCTTTGTAGAAATTATGTCTTTCAGTTTTTGAACCAAACTTATCATCCAGACGTGTATAAAGATAAAGAGTTTTAAATCTTCGCCTTAGGTAAAATCTCAACATAATATGATTAAGAATTCTACGTTTAGTAATCGTTAAAGCAACTCTTTGATGGAAATGTTGAGCAAGACTAACCTTATTCAAAATTATATTAATAAAATTATTTTTGTCCTTTTTTACATTTACATTCATTTTTAATTATTATTCCTGAGTTCATATCTGTTATATGTTCTAACGCTCTAGCTCTATTAGCTAAAAATTCCTTTTGTTCTTGATTCATTTTTCGATAATTATAATAGTACTCAGCTTTGTGATTGACTATTCTGCGTTCACATCCACAAGTTATACCTAATTCTTTCATAAATCGTAACATTGTTGGTTTATCATCAAATTTGTAAAATCCAGAATCAATTCTATAAAGTCTATCATTGTTTCGATATACTTCAATATTTAAATTATCTTTAAATTTTATTTTGTTTGTCATTAAACCAAGTTTTTTTATTTTCATTTAACATTTCCTTAGCTTCAATTAATAAATCCTCAAGTTCTTTATTTAATGTTGCTAGTAATTCTAGTTCAGTCATATTTAATCACAATATCCTAATATAATATTAAAAGCATCATACCTTAATTTATGTACATCTTCTAAAACATCTGGAAGTATTTTATCCACAATTTCATCTACTGTGTAACTTCCAAGATTAATATTATATTTTTGGACTGCATATTTAACTCCTGCTTTTACTGCTGCTGTTGCAAGAGTTCGTTCAACCTGAATTACTTCTGGTTTAGACATTAAATCAAGCCTTAATTTACAATAATTGCGTAAGCCCTGAATAAAATAACGTCTACATTTATTTATATCAAAATTAAATTTATTATTTGCATCATATGGAAATGCATATGCTGTTGCAAGATTTGATATATATCGTTTTAATCTTTTTTCATTCATAATTAATTATCCTTTGATTGATTGTAGTACTTGACCTAAAATATCTCTAGCTGTTGCAACAACTATTGATTTGACTTTAGATAAATATTTTATTTCTTCTTCTGGAGCTTTAACGAGAGTAAAAATGTGTTTAATCATTTTTAATTTAGATAAATCAAGAGTTACTGTTAGCTCTGTAAATGTAACTGGTTTTTCAGTAACCGAATATTTAAGGTCTAGTTCTTTCATTCGCTCATCTAATTTCTTAAGAGCCTCTTCTTTTGTTTCTTCTGTTACAATAAGTTTTCCATCAATTTTCATAGTTAAATAATCCTTTCAATTTTTATATATTTTCTAATTCTAAATCTGATAAATAATAAGAACGAACTTTAGAAGCTTTAAATTCTCGTATTCTAGTATTTATCTTTTTTATTTGATTTTGTATTACTTCAGCTGTATCCTGGTCTACAAAAGTTTGCCGAGAGAACTCACCTGTTTTTCTATCTCTAATGGTTAAAACACCTTTTGAGTATCCAGTTAAAAATCTTTTCATGATCTTTCCTCCGTTGTATATAATAAAAACATTATAATAAAATTTGTTATTAGAATAGCTATAATAATATTTAACATAGTTAACTCCTAATTGTTTACATTATATTTATTATATCCATCTTCAAATAAAAAATCAATATCATCTGTATCTAAACCATTAGCAACAATATAATCAAGTATATTATCACTTTCACTTTGATAATATATTGTGTTTTGTTTTTCATTAATCCATATTTCCATAATTATAAATCCTTTCTATTATTTTTAAAAAAAGACGAGATATTGTATAGTTTCACTCGTTGTGTGCAAAAGAAATATTTACATAAGGAGTAAGAAATATAGATATTCATACAACTATACTTTGAATATCTGAGGCGGGATTGATTATGAAAAAGACTTTGTTTTAATCCCGTCTATATTATTATTATAATCTATTTTTATTGAATTGTCAAGTGTTTTGTTACATTTATTTACAAATTAAAATAAACATACTTTGAACTATTGCAAAAATATAAATTGATAATATTGTGTATGCAATAATTAAATCTAATTTCGATAATTGTTTTGAAGGTTGATTTAACATTTCACGTAATGATAATTCTTTTAACATAATTTATTCCTCAACTTCTTTATTATAGCAACGTTCCAACATAAATAATAAATCTAAACGTTCACAAACTTCCTCACAAAATTCAGATAAAGTTAATTGGTCGTAAAATCCAATATAACCACAATTATCCTCAGGACAATAAGTATAAAAACACTCATACTCATCAAATAAATCTGTTATGTATTGATAGTTTAATGTTTCATTATTAAGCTGCATCATTTGAATATTACTCATAGTTATACCTCAATTTCAATACTAAAATCGCTATATTCTACTTGATTTATAAAATTTCCGGCTACATCAATATTAGAAACAAAACTGTTTAATCTTTCAATAGCTGAATAATTACCATAAATAGTTAAAGTCTCATAATCATCAAAATTAAAGTAATATTTATCTTTATTCACATCATATTCAATTAGAATTTTCATAATCAACTATCCTTTCGTTTGTTAATCAATCCTTATATTATTATTATATCATGTTTATTAATTGCAAATTATTATTTTGCAATAAAATAAATGTCGTTTTTAATATTATATTTATCAAAATAATCCTTAATATTATAGTAAACGTCATCAGTTAAAATACTTGGTAATGAAATATCATATAATTTAAAAGTGTTATAAGATATTTTGTCATCTGATTTTAGATTACAACATAAAGATGTATTTATTTTATCTAATTGTTGTTGAGTAATTTCTATTTTCATAATTCAATCCTTTCATACTTTTATTATTTTGTAGATAATCTTTAATTATATATTCATCATTCATTAATAAGAATTCTAAGTTTTTCTTCATTGGTTTTCATTATACTACCCCTGTAATTGTATATTAGTTACGTTATTAAAGTATTCATTCCCAGTAGTTACTGCGTCATGTATATTATCATATTCCCATGAAATACATTGTATGTCTGATGGCTTACCTGTGCATAGCTTGTACGTACCTTTTGACGTTGCATAGATGTAGCATACAATTTTTCTTTTGTTTTTCCATTGTTTAATAATTTCCATAAGTTTTTAACCTCCATAACTTCATGTAACTTACATGAATATCTTAACATGAATAATTTTATTTTTCAAGTACCTATTTTAATATTTTACAATTCTGAAAAGTCTAAGTTTTTTAATAATGTGATTTGATTATTTTCCATAATATTATTACCTCTGTTTGTTACTCATATAATTATTTTAACGCAACGTTTAGAATATGTCAACTCTACCAACTAGCACTAATACTATAATATTCTTCTTCATCATTAGGTACTTCACAAGTCTTAATGAAATCTTCAAGTTCTTTAATATCATTTTTCAATTGTGATTTAATACTATCAGGAGTGTCCGTATCTGCTAGTTCTTCTTTCATCTGTACTAAACAGTCATAGAAGTTTTTACCACTAACTTCATAGGTTGCGTTATTTTGCAAACCGTCAGTAATTACATTCCAGTTGAAATAGTCAATAACTTGTTCACCACCGTCAACTGTGAAGATATGTGAGCGGATATAGTCATTATATCCATATTTATTAGTTCCGTTAATTCTGTCTTGATAAATGTACAAGTCTGTTCCCATAATTTTTACCTCTTTCTTGTTTATATACTTAATTAATCAATCCTTATATTATTATTATACCATGTTTTAATTAGTTTGTAACCTTTTTATATTAATTATTTACAAATTGTAATATATTTTATTAATTAACAATAAATTAAGCTTTGTATAAGTTCATATATTTGATAAGCAATGTAGAATTTTACAATATTTGAAATCATAATTCAATCCTTTCATACTTTTATTATTTTGTAGATAATCTTTAATTATATATTCATCATTCTTTTAGTGTTATAATCTTTATACATATTAACTACATCCTCAAAAGTTATTGCACAACTATTATATACTCTTGTATAAGTTAAACAATCGGTATTTGAGTGAAGTGTTACTGTCATTGAAATGCAGTATTTTGAAATTTCTACAATCTCAATTGTTTTATTTTCTTCTAAAAATGTTTCTGTTCTATTCATAATCAATTATCCTTTCGTTTGTTTAATTAATCAATCCTTATATTATTATTATACATTATTTTTATTAAATTGTCAAGTGTTTATTGTTTTATTTGTTACAAAACTTTACATTGTTCTTATTTATATACGTGTAAACTCAATTTCACTTTAGCGCTTGTCGCGACTTGCTCATTGAGTGCTTTCTTTTCTTTTCTTTTAAACGAAATCTTTTCTTTTCTTTTCTTTTCTTTAATTTCATATATTTAATCATTAATGTATATAAATATATATTTAATCATTAATGTATATAAATTATATTATATATATTTTTATATACAGTTTTTTTTAAATAAATATATATCTACTATACAATCTAATATAAATACTATATTTATAATCTATAAACATAAATATATATCTATTATATATCTAATAATATATTTATTTATCTACTTATTTAATCTATAATGTATATAAATAATTTTATAAATAATTAATAAACTATTGATAGATCTATAATTGAAATCTAATATTAATCTAATATTAAAAAAAACTGTATATAAATAAAGATCTATTATAAATCTAATAAAGATCTATATTAAATCTAATAAAGATTAATCAATTGTTGATTAATTAAACTTTAATCTATTATATAAACTAATTAGATTAATTAATTGTTGATCTATATATAATTAAATAAAGATTAATCAATCGTTGATCTATTATATATAATCTACTATAATTTATGCTTCAATTGTCAATGTCCTATATTTATATTATTCCACAAAAATTTATTAATCTAACATAAGATTATTTATATCTTTACACATCTTTACAAAAGAAAAAGACGTAGACCATATTTGATCTACGCCTGGATTTATTAACTATGAAGTCTAATACCAATTTGTATTTTCTTTTATATTCTCTCTAGTACTTCTCTGCCTCATTATACTTCTTTTAACCCTCTTAGTAATCTTAGGTTCAAAAGTCTTATACTCATAAGTACCAAGTAATCTCTTTCCTAATCTAGCTCTAGCATTATCTACAACTTTTCTTTGTGCTCTAGCATTCATATTAGAATATTGAGTATCTGATACCATATTATTAATTAATCTACTATTATCTTGTATATATCTATCACTTAATACTGGTACTAATACTTGGTTATAGAATTGTACTGGGGATAATAGAGATCGACCTGCATAAGATAAAGCTGGTATTATATTGTAATTTCCTCTGTTTGTAACTATCTCTCCATTTTGTATTCTATAAGATTGGCCATTTACATTAAATACATTAGGATCTCCTTCTCCTTTTACTAATTTATCTATAAATTGAAATATTGGTATTTGTATTGCATCTCCTCTAGTACCAAATAAAAACATATTCATAGCTTGTATTGGAGTGATTACAGTTGATCTTTCAATTGTATTACCTTCTTCATCTTTTCTTAAAGCTTTTGTTCTATCTGATTCAATTCCAGATACTTGTTGAGCTTGTTCATTTAATTGTTGACCTTCTTTATTTATCTGATTATAAGCTAATGTTTTACCTGGTCTATATCTTATATGAGCTCCTATTTCTTTTAAAGCTGCTAATGGATAACTACCAAATGGTACAAAATTCTTTAATGCAGCTTCTACTCCATTACCTGGTATTACTTTTGATGGAATAGCTGATTGCATTAACTCTGCTATATCTTTATCTGGGTGGTTTCTAATATACTCGATAGCAGTCTCTTCTAACCATCTATCTATACTAGCCATTGGTCTGTAAACTTTATTATTTAATCTACTTAATAATTTTAAACCAGGAGTAGTAGCTTCACCTAATTCAACCATTCTAAATTTAGGTAGATTCTTTACAGTACGAAGTGCTGCATCAAGATTAAAATTATTTAAAATACTCAGTGTTGTTGTTACTACGTTGGCACCTAGATATACACCAGATGATAACATATTCTTCTTTAGTTCAGAGTTTAATTCTTTTATTACTGTACTAGAAAATAAATTTTCATTTTTTGGTAATTCTTTTATATTTGATCCTGTTTCCTTATTAATTTTTCTTATTTTTTTATTAATTACTTCAGGAGTCTCTCTAACTTTAGTTGAAATACCTTTGTCTACAAATTCTATAGCTTTCTTCTTTAAATCTTTAGCTGCATCTTCATAATCCATTGTACCAAATTTTCTTGATAATAGATCTGTTTCTACTTTCTCAGCTCCTTCTAATTGAGAATATACCTTTGGTTTAAGGTGAAATAAAGGTCTAACATCGTTATCAACTACATACTGTCTAGCTGATTTATAAAGATTTGTATTCTTTGATAATTCTTGAGCAGTCTCAAAAGTAACTCCATGTTCTTTTGCAATTAACTCTCTAGTTGCAAAATCTATATCATCATAAATCTTAGCACCTAATTGCTCTGTAAATATTTTATATGTATCATTAGCTTTATTTAAATCCTGCATACAAGAAAGTAATTCTTTTGGAGCATTTTTAAATCCTATTGTTTCAATAGCTTGCATAGATTTAGATATTGTTTCAGGACTATACTTCATTGTTATTTCATCAATTTGATTAACAAAACTTTTACCATAGTAATGATTATCAATATTCTCACGTAGTGCATCTTTACCAAGATTTAATCTAACATCATAATCATTTGCTTGTTTAAGTTTTCCTTTGAATGATTTTTTAATTCCTTTTGTTACTCCAGTTAATTCACCAATAGAAGCAACATCCATCCAAGCAGTTAACGGGTGCTTCCATGCACCAGCTGCTACATTACCAATTATCTCTCCCATAGGTAATTTACCAAAATCATCAATAGTTGTATTATAAGTTGATAATACAGTATCACCTAGATATTTTAATTTATTTGGACTACTTTTAAATTCCTCAATTGTTTGACCGATAGCTTGTCTAGCTTCTTTGTCATATCCAATTATAGCTCCAACAAGTGAAGTTATTCCAGCTCCAATTGATAGAACATCCTCATTAAGGTTACCAATTAGATTACCTTCAAATTTAGATTTACTTCCTGAAGCAGTAGGAGCCGAAGCTCCACTACTTCCAAAACTTAAACCACCATTATTAAACGATGATTGATTATTGCTATTATTATCAAATGATAGTGCCATAGTTAATATATTCCTTTTTATTGTTGATTTAATTGATTATATCTTTGTTTAGCTTTTTGATAGTTATCTATTGAGCTATTACCTGTTGAATTTTGTTGTGTACCTGGAAATACTTGACTAAATACTGACTGATTTGAATTCAATACTTGATCCATTTTTAGATTATCTTGCATTCCAATATTCATTACTGTTTGACCAATATAATTTCCCTGTTGAAATGGAACTAAACTTTTTAATCTTTTCTCTGCTTCTTCATTTGTTCTTGCGTTCATTCTTCCAGTTTCAGCATTATAAGAATCAATATTTAATTTCATTCTGCTTGTTTCTGCATTTGTTTTATTTGTTTCTGCATTTTCTTTAGCTATTTCAGAATTTAATCTATCTGTTAAAGCTTTATATTGATCAATTGTTATTTGACCTGATTTATAAGCTGCGTCAATCTGAGCTTTGTAACTATCTATATTTTCTGTAGCTACATTATGTCTTGCTGTTTCTTCTTTAGCTTGTAGATCTGCTGCTGCATTTCTTAGATCTGCTTCAGATTTAATCATATTTTGCATTGCTGCTGCAGCTTGTTGCCTAATTTGAGGTTCAAGTGTTTTTAAATCTTGAAGTTTTTTCCAGTTAGCAAATTCCTCTCTAGTCATATAAGGCATTTGACCTCTAGCTGCTAATCTTTGATGTTGATAATAATCTACTGCTAATGCTTCTGGAGTATAGAATTTATCAAGATCACTTAAAGTATCTTCTTGAACTTTCTTGAATAATGCACTGTATACACTCTGTGCTTCTTGATCAAGCTGTCTCATTCGTTCTAATGCACTAGCTTGTTGATTTTGAACTTCAGGATCTACTACTCTTTGTTTATATTGTTCACCTAGATCTCCATTTGGATCATAATCTTCTTCAGCAAGTTTCTTTAATTTATCTTTTGTTTCATCAAGTTTTGTTTTAATTTCAGTATTTTCAACTTCAATTCTTTGTAGTTGAGAAGGATCAATATTATATCCCATTTTCATTTGTCTAATTAATTGATCTTTACGTTTTTCATTCTGAGCATATCTTTCTTCTAGTTGAGCTGCTCCTGTAGTATAATAATTTGAAATATCTGTTAATGCTTCCTCAATTATGACTGGTAGTCCTGAAGCATAGTTGTATATTTTATTACCAACCACATGATATTTTCTTCCTGAAGCACCCTGTTCAAATTCTGCAACTTGATTATGTAATCCTTCTTGATAAATACCTAATGCTTTTTCTTTCTCAATAATATCTGAATTATTATGTTTAACTCCAACTTTTTGTAGAGCTGCTGTAGCTAGTTTATCACCAGCAAGATAACCTAGACCTCCAAATAATATCTTTAATATTGGATTAGGTATCAAAGCTCCACTACCAACTCTAGCTGTATTTGCTACAGCTTTTGGAAGTAACGTATCACCATTTTCGTTAAAAGCAGTCCATATATCATATATAGATAAACCTAGATTAATCATTTGACCAGCTAAGTTAGCACCAGTAAATTGTGATTTGATATAACTTGGGCTATTCTTAATTATATCACCAAACTCATTAGCAAATTTAAATAATTTTGGAATATCTGATTTTTTCATTTTTTCACCAGATTCAGCTTCTATTTTTTTACGTAAATCATTTAGTTGATCACTATTTTTTCTTAACATATCAATATATGAATCAGTTTCTTTTTCAGAAAGAGATCCAATACCTTTATTTGCAGCTTTATCTATAGTTTTAGTTTCAGCTTTAGTAGTTAATAGTTTTTGAGATTTTAGATATTTTTCAGAGAAATCTGCTAGATTCATTAATTCATCATCAGAGAATTTAGCTGAGTCTTTTAAGAAATCATCTAATGAAACTTTTTGATATTCTGATTTATTTAAGAAATCTTTTAATTCTTTATATTGATCTGTAATTAATTTCCTTTCTTCACCTGATAGTTGACCAGGAGTTTTTGCTTTTAAAGTGGATGGTAATTGATCTGCAATTCTATATATTTTTGTCTGTCTATCAAAGATTAGATCAAGAGCATCAGATACTTCTTTTTGTTTTGACTTAAGTGTTCGAGTTCCTTTATTAATTAATGCATTAGCTTTTGGATTTGCTCTAACTAATTCATTTCTTGTAGTTGTAATTGCTTTTCTAACTTCAGCTGTAATTTGTTTAGGAGCTGCTTTTTGAACTTTAGATACTATTTGTTTACCAAAAGTAACTGCAGCTTGAGCACCTTTAGTTCTTGCAACAGCTGTTACAGTTTTTTCTACAAGAGCTGCTTCAGGTGCTGGTAAACCAAGTGAAATAATAAACATTACTAAATCTTGTCTTGCTTTAGCTCCAATTTCATCATTTCGACCTAAATTAATAATCGACTGTTGAATATCACCTTTAAATATAGATCCTTTAGGTGCTGATTTTAATACTGTAGATTTATTTGGATCTAAACCAGCTCTAGTAGTAGATTTGTTGTTTACACTTTGAGTAGCTTTAATTACTGGTTTAACACTAGATGTATAGAAATCTCTTGCACTATTAATAGTTGATCCAACTGATGTTTTCATTATAGCATTATAAGCTGGAGCTCCTATTTGTTTAATATATTTTCTTTGTTCTGGTGTTGTAATTGAATTTATAAATTTGTTTAATACTTTCATAGTTTAATTAATCTCCTTTTAGAATAAGTTGAATTTAGGTAATGATTGACTAGTGTTTAATCCATAGTTACCTATACCTGAACTACTTATAAAATCGTTTGTAGCACTTAAAGATGAACTATTATTTGATTGACCTTTAGATCCTGTAAATAAATTTTTAAATGCTCCCCAAAGTGATCCATATTGGTCATTTCCTTTTTGCCATTTTTCACTAGCACTCTGCCATTGATCTGAAGAATAATTAGATCCACCTAAACTATTTGGATCAATATTAACATTTTCACCACCAATTGAAACTAAAGCTGATCCAGTTCCTTTTAAAGCAGATCCAATTGCAGCAGTATAAGGATTAGGTATTGAACCCATGACATCACCTACTGCGTTCATAGATTTACCCATTGCTGTCATCCAATAGTTATTAGCAGCATCTACGTTAGAAGCAGCATTTTGACCATAAACGATTGGATATTGATAAGTTGAAGCTGCTCCTCTTAATTGTTCTAATTCATTATTTTGAAGTTGATTTGCATTCATAACGTTTTGATTTGCTACGTTAGCTAAGTAATTCTGTTGTGAATAAGCATTGTTTTCAATTTGTCTATTTGTTTCTGAGTTAGATCCAAATGCTGCAGATCCACGTAACATTGAAGCATTCTGAGCTAGATATTTATCGGATAATAAATTAAGTTGCCTATCATTTAATTTATTCATCCAGAATTCGTTTCTACCTGCATAATCTTGAGTATATTTATTAATTAAACCAAGTGCATTAGATAGATAGCCCATAGCTTCTTTACCAACATTCATTAATTGAGTGTTATAAGCTTTTTGATTTTTCTTAAAAGACATTTATATTAATCTCCTATCTTTATTTATATACACTGCCCTGAAAGAAATATTAAATCTTTAATAATTAATCTAATATCTTTTGCAGAGCAGCGTTTTAAGCTGCCTGCTTATATTAAGCTTTTAGTTTTAAGTAACCTCTAGCACCACATTTTTCATTAGTTACTTTAGCACCATAAACTATCATACCTCTTAATATATCTCTATATTTAGTTGCATCTGGAAGTTTTTCTGCACGAGATGCAGTAAATGCTTCAGTTACCAAGTTTCTAGTAGCTGCAATTACTTCCAAGTGAGGATTGCTAGAATCATCAGAATGATCTAATGCTTCATCTAGAACAATTTCAAATCCACGTACAACTGGAACATGAGCAAAGAATTCTCTATCTTCAGTTTTCATACCAGCTTCAGTTGCAGCTTCAATAATCAATTCATATATTGCAGTAGGAACACCGAGTACAGGAAGAGCAGTTTTAGCTTGAGCACCAAGAGGTCCAGGAACTTGTTGACCTTCACCATCCATAGGTTCAGCTTCACCAGCTAATTCAGATTGATTTTCTTGTTCTTCAAGATCAACAAATCTATAAGTACCATTTTCCATAATAGCACCAGTTTTCATTAATTGAAGTCTTAATTTAGTTAAGATACCAAGAATATTTGTTTTATCTACTTCAACTGGAGCTGCTGCTGTACCTACTACTTTTGGAATATTTGCTGCTGCGTCAATAGCTGCTTGAACAGCTGTATTTCTTTGTTGAAGTACAATATCATCACAAGCAAGTCTATAACCTTTTTCAACATCATGTTCTGTTTTCAATTGCATTTCCCACGGAAGTCCAACTGCATATCTAATTGGAGTATCCAAGTTAATTGTAATTGTTTCAGAAGCAGCGTCATTAAAGTTTGGCATTTCCATACCAGCAGTAGTAGCAGTTCCTACTACAGTTAAAGTTGGATTAATTACTTTTACTGCATCTGCTTTATCTCCACCTGGATTGTGGAAATTATGGTTAACTACGCGAGCTGCAAAGCCGCCTTTAGCTTCTTTCAATGTGAATAACATTTTTTGAGCCCAACGTTCAGTAGTAAATGCTGTCATTTGTTTTTACCTTTCATAAATTAATGTTAGTTTCTGTAACTTCATCCTTTTATCAACTAACAACTTAAAGGATGTATATAAATAAATGAGATTAGAGTTATGAAATATTGTGTTTTTGTTTAAAGAAGTTAACAATTTGTTCATCAGTTAAACTTAAATCTTCAGTTATTTTGATTGGACATAACTGTCTAACTACTCCACAATAAACATCTTTACATAATGTTAATTGAAGTTGTATTGAAGGATTATCATTTAGATATTTTAGAATAACACTATCTTCAACTCCAAGATTTTTTATAAATGAAACTAGATCTAAAGCTGTACAAGTTAAATGGTTTATTACTTCTTCTTGTTTAGCTTCTACTTCTTCTGGAGCTAAATATTCTCCATCAAAAAGTTCATATTTAATATCTGTTTCCTCAATAGTATCATAAATCATTAATTTTAAAGAGTTTTCAAGTTCTTTTCTTGTATCTCTAACTAATATTATTTTATTATTATGTTTTGCTATAAACATTAACTAACCTCCTTATTACCATTTAAGTAATAAAATTTTAAATATTTAGTCGATACTGAACCAAAGTATTGAAACTCAACTTGATCTCCTTTTTTAACTGGTATAAAACATTGAGGTACTGCTAAATCTGAATATGTTCCTATAGCAGATATTGACATTTTATTCATATCCAATATGGATCCATTCCTAGTTAAACTAGCATTACCTGATCCACTAGTTAATCTAACACCACATGCAAAATAACCATCAGCAGGAGCTTCATATAAAGTTCTACTAGCTCCTACAGTTAAATCAATTGATTGATCAGATGGTGCTTGTATATCTATAATATAAGAATCAGTTAATGTAGATAAACCAGTCTCAATATTATTTAGTTTATCAGCGGTGATTACATCACCTGTATTCCATGTTGTTTTATTATATGACATATATTTATCCTATCTTTGCTTTGCCAACAATCGCAGAACCGACCTTATTTGAATTATCTGGCTGTTGGCCTATTCGAAAACCATTAGATTTGTTTTAGAAATAAGTTTAACTCCATAATAAATAGTTATATAGAGTTCATCTCCAAACATATCTTGACTTGGTTTACGTTTAATACTTGGTTGTGTAAATGCTACTGCAAAACAATCATTAGTACCAAATACACCTTCACCAATATTAGTCATAGTGTCTGCTGTTGTATCTACATCAAGCACATCATTTATATATCTTTTTATTGTTCCACCTACTAATCCTTGTTGAAAATCTTCAAATTTATTATTATCTAAGATTAAAGTTGGTTTTTCAAAGTAATATAAAGCTGGTACTTGAACATCATCAATTGAAGCAAAAGATATGAATTCATCTGGTTTATCAATTACTTTATCAATATTTGGTTGATTATTTTTCTTGATGTATTCAATTGGAGCTCCATTATTATATTTATAGATACTAAATTTTTGACCTGTACCATCTGTCATTAGTTTTGATACAGCTGTACCTAAAGCGTCACTTAAAGTATCTGCCATAGTTATTTTAGGAATTAAATTTCCAGCTACAAGAGCTTCTAATTGATCATGTATTTCAGTTGATACAACGTGTTTAAATTTAACAGCAGCATCTGATTTAAGAAAATTAATTAGATCAACATCAGTTTTAAGATCAATTTCAGTCGGAATAAAATATTTAAGATCAAGATGTTTATCTAAATCTATATCAACTGTATTTTTAATGGTGTTTGGTTGTTTAGAAATAGTTATACTATATAGAGGTACACCATTTAAAGTTGATTGTGATAAATCAATCGATTCAGTACCAATTAAATTCACATTAAGGTTAGTGAGATTCATAAGATTTGAACCGCTAATACTATTATTAATTGATTGATTTACTGATGCAGCATCACCATCATTATTTATCAATATTCTGACAAAATCTAACTTACCACTTTCTGTAGCAGTAATATTAGATCCAGCAAAGGTTAATAAAGTATCACCTTTAGTTACATCTTGATTGACTATTAGTTTTAGTTCATCTTTTGCTACTAAAGTTACCTTATAGAAATTAGTGGTTGATCCAGTATAGATTCCATCATTAACTACAGGAGTTCCAGTAGCTACTAATTTATTGTTAACTCCTTTTGTAAATTGTGATCCAATAGATATAAAATCATCACTAGTAAATAATGTATTAGCGTTTGGATCAATAATTGTTACTCTAGAAGCTTTAACTCCATCTCTATCTGGACAGTAGATTGGAGTTGCAAATGGAAGTAGATTTGCTCTATCTTCAGGAGCAATAATTCTACGAGCCATTATTTTTGATAGTTTATTTTCATCAAAACTTGTCATTTATTTTGTACTCCATTTTGTTGTTGTTGTTGTACGAGTGTATTCTCAATTATTGAGTTGAATACTGATTCTGTTCCTGAGATGTGTAGTTTTTCAAGAATCCATCTAAATAATTCTATAGATTGAACTCCCTGAAGTGATTGTACTACTGCACCAAACATTGGCATATTAATTAAAGACATTAACATTTGAGCTTCTTGTTGATCTTTAGCAATATCCATATCAATTGTTAAAGAATCATCAAATATATCAGTTACTCCATTAAGAGCAACTTTTAATATTTCAAGAATATCAGCCAATATAGGAATGATCAATTGTTGTTTTATTTTATTACTGAAGATATTAAGTATACCCGATGCACTATCAGCTAACATCATAGCTTCAGCTGCAGTCCTAACAGATCCAGACGATTCACCTTTAGTGTAATCATTTAATCCTGCTGCTTGTTGTGATAGAGTTTGTAGATTACCCTGTAATTGAACTAATCCATTAATATCTAATTGACCTGGTAATAATTGACCAAGTTGACTAGATCCAACTGGACTTAACTTCAAATAACGAGTTCTTTTAGCTTCTTCCCAAGTATTAGAATCAAGATTCCATTGCCCTGTTCTGATTGGATTAACCATCTCATCATTATAATTATAAATTAGTTTATACACGTCCTGTGTAATTTGAGATGATTTTAAAGAAGTATAGATTGGTGAGAAGTCATCATTTTTACTATTAATTGATACTGCTCTAAGAACTGTTAGATCTCTACCTTTTTCTGCATAGATTACTCTCCGTTGAAATATAATTGCTACATAATTATCTAACTTATCACCTACAACTAATTCACCTACAAATACTCTAATCTCAGTAGCTCTATCATTGTTAGCTGTAGCACGATTAAATAGAACCTGTCTATTATAATCTGATAAGAAAGTAAATTTATGAGCTATTTCTGGTGTAATTCTAATTGTAAATAATCCTGGTCCTGGTTGTTCAAAATCATAGATTATTTTTGCAGATTTAACTCTATTAACTAAAATTTGTGGTTGTGGTTCATCTGTATCGAGATTAATATCTAATAATATTGAAGCACATCCATAAGTAATTGCGTCATCAACTAGTAAATCATTTTGTTCTTGTAGAGCTTCAAGATAAGATTTCATTACTTGAGTTGGACGTTCAATATCTACTTGATAGTTATTTGAACTTAATCTAAAACTATCGCGTAAAGATAAGAGAGATTGATGTAGAAATTTAAAATAAGCATTGTATGCGTACATCATATTGATATTTTGTACTGCACCTGAATCATCCGATTTAATTGCTTTTCTAATTTCACATCCTTTTGAAAATCTGGTTAACCATTCTTGACTTCCCCGAGTTCTTCTTTCAATAGCAGCTTGAACATCAGAGAGTTTATCCTCACTAACTCTAATACCACTATTAATAAAGAATGGTAATCCATCAAATTGTTTTACGTCTGTCATACTTGATTTCCTTTTGTATGTTCATTAAAGTACATTAAATAACTAACTGCGTCAATTGCGTGAGGAGTATAGATTAAATCTGGTTCAATTTCTAATTCCTGTTTTGTTGGATTTAAACACTTTCCTGTACTTAAATCTATACGAGTATTTTCAAAGACATAGTTAGTCTTTTTCATATGATCAAGATTAAATTTATATTTATCTGTTTTAATCTTTGATCGAAATATGGATAATCTTTGAGTTATTCTTGGGTTACTTGGTAATACTCTAATCTCTGTTTTAAGTCCCAATTTTGTCGCTACATCATCCATAACTATATAATCATTATCTAATCGTTGATTAAATGCACCAGCACTATCACCGTAGATATTGATATCTTTTAATCCTGGATATTTATCAATTAAATATTCAAATACTGCTTGTGCTTGAGATGCTGTATTTATTCGAAGATTTAAATGTTCATCCATAAAATAAAACTTACCATCTACTTCTATTCCTGAATACCAACACATTGGAGAATAGTTAAAGTCACAAGTTACAAAAACATTAAACTTTTCAGGAAGTGTATCTAAAGGAGTAAATTTAATCTCAAGAGGATCATAATTTGATATAAGAGCATCATCTAAAGCTGGAGTAATTTTAGAGTTAATAAATTTATCTTTTTCTTCAGCAGTCATATTCTTTGCTAATTCATCGATATAACCGTCAGGTAGATTTGTGTTTTCATAAGAGGAACCTAAATAGACTGTTCCTGATTTTAAACAATAATGATTTGTTGATCCTGGTGGATTGGTATGTGTTAATAAGAATAAAGGTGCATTTCCATTCACATATCTTAAACGTCCCTGGACTTGTTTTAATACGCTGTTTGAGATTTTTGATGCTTCTTCTACATCTATAAAATTAAATTCATATGTTAGTAATTGTTTATATGATTGACCATGTGTTAACATTAATGTTGTACCATTATTTATCATCCACATAGTTTTATCTTTATTTATGTTTATTATATCTAATCCTAATACTTTTAGAAATTTACAACATTGAGCAAAAGTGTTATCTCTAATCAAAGGAATTGTTGGACCAACCATACATACTTTAGAATTAGGATAAGAATAAATATAACAGGCAGTAATCAAAGCACCTAAGAAAGTTTTACCAGATCCTAAACCACCTACATAGTTAATAATACTAATTGATCGTTCTTTTGAATGTCTTATCTGTTCAAATACTTTTTGTTGTGTTGGTAATAGATCAATATACATTAGTTACCTTTTCTATATTTCCATCAAATTCTACGAGTAGCCCTGTGAACTGTTCTTCAAATATACTATGCATAAGCATTAATTCATTAAAATTATCATCGTACATAATTATCTCTTCATCAGGATCAATTGTTATCATTCGTTGAATACATTCAGCTTTAGATAGTTTTGTTAATCCCTGAGCTATACACAAACATGGAATATCAATATCTTTAAAAACTTTCTTTATATGTAGTTCAGTTGAATATGATTTATGTCTAGCAGTTACTACAACTTGACGTGCATTAAACTGTTCTTTATATATTTTAGCTCTTTTATAGATTTCATCATTAATCTTTAATAAATTAAACTTCATTTCCAGAATGTGTATAAAAGGAAAGATATTATAGTAAAGCTTCTTAAGAAATTCATTCTTAGGAATAAACTTATCCATAAAATCTGCTACTGGGCAATATAAAGATGTTTTATCTAGATCATAAATAATCAACATAATAAACCTTTACTTTCTCTAAAATTAAATCCTGCATCCATCATTGCTAAAAATAAATCTAGTGGAGTTACTGCATTAGAGTCTATACCTTTAAACCTGTTGGTTACTTTTCTAAGAGCTTCATTATTATCAAATATTGGTTCTTTTAAAGCATCTAAAACTAAACCACTACAAATATATTCATCTTTTGGTTTATTAACTTCTTTACGTAAATGTCCTTTAGCTAAAAATTTAAATATTGATTTGTATGAATAATGGTAATTAGAAGCTTTTGCTACATATTTAAGAGCTAGATAAGGATCACAATTCTCTGATATTGTTGTACGCATAATAATTGATTTTGATGAATGTATATCCACATCTTCTCGTTCAAGTATTCTTGTTCCTTTTTCAAATATCTTTGATCCAGTATCATCTTGTTTATATGTTGAAGATTCAAAAATAATAGAATTATCAAGAATTAATAAAACATGACTAGGAATAAAATTTCCTGTTTGTTCTTCATGACATATCATCTTTGATACTTTTGAGATAATTTTAGATAGATTTGTATCACCTTTACAAAAAACAACTTCTAGTTTATGTTTCATCTTGTTCTACCTCTTTATTCTTAGTTACTATTAATTCTATCATTCTTAAGTTACAATCTGCATGAATACTATGCGGTAATCCTGATTCCTCATCTATTTTAGATACATAAAAATGTTTATACAAATGTCTAAATAAAGCTAATACAAGTGAATAAGGATTAAGTTTAAGGAAAGACCATGGCTCATATTTAGCTACTCCAAACTGATAAACTTGTAGCATTAGATCTGGATGTTCAAACTCAAAGAAATATTCTTCTCCGTCAATAAAATCTACAACCTTATCAATTGTATTCATTAAACCAATATCTGCTTGATTAAACGTTGATTGTCCAATTAATTCTTTGAAGTATGCTGGTATTAATTGTTCTAGTTGATCTAAAGTTAGATGCATAACTAGGTAACCAAGTGGATTCTTTCCACTACTCTCTTTACCTGGAATATCCTCAAATATTGATGCTAAATCTAATTTTGGTACTATTTGAAATTGTAAAAGAACATTCTGTATATATGCATATTGTTCCCGAGAATTCATCTTTTCTAACTTATTGTAAAGATATGTTAACGACATATTTCCTCCTGAAATTATCAACAATACATTTATGAATTTTGAACTTAATAAATTAAAGTTCAATTAATGACATTCTGCCCAGTTATCTCCTATTTTAATATCTATTTGTAATCGACAATTTAATTTTAAATTTTTATTAGTTCTATCTACAGCTCTTTGTGCACATTCCTTATAAGCTTCAATTTGATCTGGTATAACTTCAGCTTGGACTTCGTCGTGAACATTTAATTTTATATTATAATCTTTACCCCAAATTAATTTAGCTTTATCTAATTCTTCTACCAGATAAACTAAACACTGTTTCATTACTACAGCTCCAGTAGATTGAAGAAGTAAATTTAATAGACTATAATCTGATCTAGCGTGTAGTTCTCTTTTGTCTAATCCTGTGATAGTTCCTTTAGATTTATATTGGGATTTTAAATCTTCTTGTAATCGTTCTAATCCTGGTAATGCTTTCATAAATTTATTGATTGCTATATCAACATCTTTTGTTGTAAATGTTTTACCAGTACCAGATGATAAACCTTCAGCTAATTTCTTTTTACCAGCTCCATATAAATAAGCATATTCAAAAGTTTTAGCTTGTTTTCTAGTTTCAAATCCTAGTGTATTTTGTGTCCAAGTATGAATGTCTCCTTCTTCAATTTCTTTAGTAAAAGTTGAATCATTAATGTAGTGAGCTAAACACATATATTCAAGAGCTTTAGCATCAAATCCTACCTGTTTAAAACCTGGATTTGCTTTAAATAATGATCGAACTTCAACTGCATATTTACCTTTAATTCCTAATATTGGTCCAGAATCATTCGTCCTAACTCCTGGCATTGTAGATAAATTAGGATTTGTATGAGAGCATCGACCTGAAACTGTACCATCAACATACAACTTTCCATGTATTATATCATCCTTATCTAATAAATTATAAACACTTGTATCTCCAGAATAAATCATTTTTTTAATTTTAGTTGCTGTTTTATAAAGTAATAAATCTTTAACCTCTGGATACTTATCCTCTATTGATGCTAGTACTTCATCATCAAGACAAGCTGTTGGTTCATCTTTACCTTTTCGTCGTACTAGTGGTGGATCAAAGTTATATTTACTTTTTAGATATCTCATCCAATGTTGAGTTGAATTTAAATTAAAAGGTGTTATGATTTCTCGACATTCAATATCACCCTGTTTTATATTTTTATTTTTATTTGATCTTGAGAATATATGAAAATCATAATCATAAAATGTTGGTAAATGTTTAAGAAGTTCTTTTGAAGCATTTTTCTCATCAAGTGTTATTTGATCTACAAGTTTAAGTAGTTTTGGTTTATCAATTAAATGACCTGTTATAATTTGTTTTGAAATAATCTGTGCAAATTTTCTATCAAGTTCAATTGTAAAAGGATCTAAACTATCAACATTACATTGCCATAAAACTAATTCAGTTACTCGTACATCTTGTTTACAGTAAGCTCCCATTTCATCAGTATACTTATCCCAAACTTGATTTTTAATTTTTTTACGTTCTTTCCATTCCTCCTCTGTAAACTCTTTACCTGTCATTGGATTAAACTTTTCAAATCCTAAGCGTTTCCCCCAAGCTTCTAATGAATGTTGATTGCTTGGATATTCAGGAAAACAAATCATAGAGAGATTAATAGTATCTAAAATATTATTTGTTAATTTTATATCTGGATAAAACTTTTTAATTACTGGAATATCATATTGAATTATATTATGTCCTATTAATTGATCAGCAGTCTGTAACTCTCTGATAGCATCAGTAATACAATTAGGATCATACAATTTAACATCTTTATCACCTATAACTTTCATTGCTATACAATGTATCTTTGTAACATCTTGATAAAAACCATCAGTTTCAATATCAAATATAATTTGTTTCATAATTAAACCATTATTTTTGTTATAACACAATCTCTTTTAATTATTGTTCGTAGTAGTTTAGTAGGATTTTGTCTGTTGTATCCAAAGAATTCTTTTATATTCCATAACTCTTCTTTTGATAAATCTCGACTATCAATAATCCTTAAACCACCAGTTAAAAATAATAGAGTATTTCGTTCATCATCAGTTAAAGTATGTTTAATTTCAGTAATCATAGTTCTATACCTTATAAATTTTTGAGATTGTTTTCATTATATCTAGTAGTGGAGCTGCAACCTCATCTTCCCAAACTGGATAATCATTTTCATGTTCTATAAACTGATTAATCAATTCTCGTTTATAGATTACAAGATGAATTAAAGCTTCTAAAATATTTTCAGTTGGAATATATGAGTTAACTTCAATTTTCAAATCAAGTTTATTCTTCTTTATTATCCGTAAACCTTTACCTAATGCTATTGGTTGACCTTTGTTGACAAGAATTAAACCTAAGTAGGCTACTATTTCTGATACTCTAAGATGTTTAACCATTGGTAGTCTTAATAATCTCATCATTAATTTTCGATTAGTTATATTTTCCTTTGGCTTCTTCGGTTGTGACATTTGACCATTCCTCATATAAGTCTAAAAACTGAGTTGATATATTATTTTTAAATTTTATTAGTTTTATTATATTACTTTCTGTATTTATATAATGTTGAAGTTTATTTAAAAATTGTTGAAATCTTGCTGGAGGTACAACTGTTTGACAAGCTTTATACACGTCCTCTGGAACTCTTAAAATTCCTATATGTTTAAATTTAATTGGTTCTGAT